ATGCCATTATTATATTTAAACACTAGAGAGTGTCGTTGGTATTTAATGGGGGAAGGTGAGATGAAAAAGATAGCTGCTATATCATTAATTAGTATTTTTATTGTGTCTGGTTGTGCTGTGCATAATGATGAGACAAGTATCGGTAAATTTGGTCTTGCATATAAAAGTAATATTCAGCGTAAACTCGATAACCAATACTACACCGAAGCCGAAGCTTCTTTAGCCAGGGGCAGAATATCTGGTGCAGAAAATATAGTAAAAAATGATGCAGCCCATTTCTGTGTTACTCAGGGCAAAAAAATGCAGATAGTTGACCTGAAGACAGAAGGTGCAGGATTACATGGCGTCGCTCGTCTGACATTCAAATGTGGAGAGTGAGAATATTTTTTGGTAAGCGTCAAACATGCGCGTTCTGGTTGTGCTTAGCCGGAACCTGTGCGAGCACGATGCCGTTACGTGAAAGGCATCGTGCTATGAAGGGAGATTCTATCGATGTGGTCAATGGAAGACGGTGACCAGGGATAGGGCTTATGCATAAAAAATAAGCCCGTGTAAGGGAGATTTAGGGTGTCACCAGTAGGGGCTTTCAACGGTACAATGCGGGTTTGAGCGGCATAAATTACCACTGAAAGCCCTTAAACGTTACTCTACTGTGGACACTGTGTGGACACTCTCGGCCTCAGTACCACCTCTTAGCGGATTAAGAGAAATGGCGTCCTGAAGGTACTCTGGCGCAAAATGAGCGTAAACCATAGTTTGCTCAATCCGCGTGTGACCTAGTATCCGTTGTAGCGTGATAATACTTCCTCCATTAATCATGAAATGAGTGGCAAAGCTGTGCCTTAGTGCATGTGTGGCTTGCCCCATTGGCAAATCCGGTTTTATTGCTTTCATTGTTCGTCTGAAGCGAGGGTAATCAGCATCAGGGAATAAAAAACCTCGTTTGTTATCCGCGATCATTTTGGCAACAGCCTCTGAGATCGGGACGGTGCGTGGTTTGTTTGTTTTCGTTTTAACAAACGTGACGCGGTTATGGATGATATTTTCTGCTTTCAAACGAGCTGCTTCTCCCCAACGTGCTCCTGTACTCAGGCAAAGAATCGCAATCTTTTTATTGTCGCCGTCAAGTGCTGCAAGCAGTAAGGCAATTTCTTCCTGTGTGAGATAGCCTGTTTCTGGTTTTTCCTCCTTAAGCCTCTTTGTCCCTCTGATAGGGTGCTCACCAAAGAATAACTCCGCTTCAATCAGGGCTGTAAACATGCCGCTAATACATGTTAAATCACGATTGATACTCGAAGGTTTAATACCCTGACTTCTTCGGGTGGCGCAGTACTGGCTGATAAGGGATTTCGTGATTTGAAATGCGCATGGGTCATTCGTTATTTTTGTGAAGATTTCAATTTTTCCAAGATTAGATTTCCCATGCTCTTCGTGTTTACCCTTTAAATCCCACCAGATCTGTGTCAGTTCCGACAGACGTCGTTTGTCTGTTGGTTTTGATAGCCATTCTTTATTGTGGTGGTTGTACAACGTGTATTTTTCGAAAGCGACAGCTTCGCTTTTCTTATCAAACTTCCTACGGATGCGTTTTCCGTTACGTCCAGTAGGGCGGATGTCCACTTCATATCGACCATCATCGAGTTTTTTGATTGCCATCAGAAAACCCTCCGAGTGGTACTTTTTTTTGCTACTACTAATCGCTTTTTTCGTGGTGGCTGAAATTTAGCCACCAATAGTAGGCACTTGTGATGAATATATTCGCGATAAATTGTTAACCAGTCTTTTGACCGGAGTGGGGCGACGTTGTTTCGTTTTGCCCAAAGTGTGCGAGAGCGGGCGCAATTTGCCCGGCTTCTGGAGCTACCTGATCAGTCATGAACCACAAAGTATATTTAGTAAATCTGGGATGTTGTAAGACCTTCATTATGGCTTCAACTCCAGCGTTTTTTGACCGGCTCTCATAGCTCGAAAGTGAGCTGTAGGCTACACCAGTTAATTCACTGAATTCTTTACGGTTTAACCTTTCAGATTCACGGATTAGCTTCAACTTCTCCGAAACGTCTATTGACATAATTACTCCGATTGCGTAATTTCTTGCTGATAGTGTGAAATGTTGCGCTTCTGGAGTTATCCTTTTAGGCAATAATTAGCCATTAGGAGCCATTAGAAGCACTAAGGGAGAATCGTAGCAGATGAATAGACAGCTTGTAAGCGTGACTGATGCCGTGCCTTATCAGGAGTTTGCAAAACTCATTGGTAAAACTCCAAGAGCTGTAAGGGGCATGATTGAGAAAGGGAAATTACCAGTTATTGAGATTACTGACCCTCAGTCAGTATCGGGGCGTGCTGGTGAATATTGGGTATACCTTCCGGCATGGAATAACGGACTAAAACTGGCTTATGAAAGCCGTCCTAAAGAGATTCGTGACGGCTGGTTGATGTGGTTAGGTCTCGGTGAACCACGTTAAGGAGAACCGTATGAATGAGCCTCGTTGTATTGCTCAGTTATTGCGTAACGAAAGCCCCAGGGCGATTGACTTCACCATCACCCACGGTAAGGGGCGTAAGGGAATCATTATCCGCACCAAAAAACAGAGTCCGTTAAAAAAGGCTCTGACCTTTCTGAAAAGCCGGAGGGTCTGGAAATGACAGTGATGACGCTCAATCTCGTTGAAAAACAGCCAGCAGCTATGCGCCGGATAATTGGTAAGCATCTGGCCGTCCCTCGCTGGCAGGAGACATGCGATTATTATAATCAGATGATGGAACGCGAACGGCTAACGGTTTGCTTCCATGCGCAGTTAAAACAGCGTCACGCAACGATGCGTTTTGAAGAAATGAACGACGTCGAACGTGAACGGCTGGTTTGTGCAATTGATGAACTGCGTGGGGCATTCTCAAAACGCCGTCAGGTCGGTGCAAGTGAGTATGCATATATTAGCTTTTTAACTGTCAGTCAGCGCCGTACTTTATTTATGCATGCCGGATTGACTGAAAAAGAATTCAACCAGCCATACTGGCGAATTAATGAAGAATCATGTTACTGGCGTGATGCCTTATTCCGTGCATTACGTGAATTATTCAGCCTGTTTGAGTATGCACCGACAATTCTGACGTCGGTAAAACCAGAGCAATATCTGCATTAAGTAATTAACCAGAGTTTTTAACGCACTTAATTGTGCGGGGCTTCTTTTTGCCTGGAGAAAGTCATGCATACAGTTTCTGAAAATCAGTGCGGTAAATACGCATTACTGCTGCAACAGGCCAGAACCGAAGCACAGGCCGACGCAGCGACGCGCTTTTCTTCTCATCTTGACGCCATGATTCGCCACATCACAAAGGCGGAGTTATCCCGCGTGGAGATAGTCGAGCTGCTCAGTCAGGAGTCGGAAAAATTTCACAATATCGGATTGTCTCGCGGGGAGGTGCTTTGATGTCCTGTTCTCGTTCAGTTGTATTACTGAATAACGCCTTAAAAATCACCGTTATGAAAAATGGCGATTTATCTCTTATTCAACTTGGTCTTGATAAAGAAAAACGCGAAATAACTGAGTCTGTTATCGCGATTTATCAGAACGAATTAAATCTCCTGTCTGATGTGGTCAATTTACTTGTTAAACGCGCTGTATTTCACAAGCAAATCTCCTCCGTGGATGAACTGACGAAATTAACGACAGAAATTGCCAGCTATTGCGCTGATGAATTTAAAAAACTTAACGACAAAAGGAACTGGTAATGCCGGACAACGTAGATTTTATTCAGGAACAACAGGCTGAATTACTGGAGCGTCAGATTAACGCGGCAAGGGTAAAACATTGCGGAGCTTCTGCGCTGGTTTGCGAAGAGTGTGACGCGCCAATACCTGCTGCCCGTCGTGCGGCTTATCCGTCAGCCACGCGTTGTGTTTCCTGCCAGTCAGTCTTTGAAGCAAAAAACAAACATTACCGGAGAACGGCATGAGTATTCGTATTGAAATTGGCGAACGTTATGTCGTTACCAGTGACAGCTTTCAGTTTATTCTCCACGAGAAAAAGAGAGCGGAAAGCGGTAAAAACGCCGGTCAGGAATGGCTGGCGGTGGTTGGTTATTATCCGAAATTAAGCCAGCTCGTTTCCGGCCTGATGCATCACGATATTCTGACCGGAAGCGCAAAGTCTTTTGCTGATTTAAACGCGCAGGTTGAGCAACTCAGCAGGCGTTGTTCAGAGGCTTTTGGCTCATATGGCCGTTAAAGCCTCCGGGCGTTTTGTCCCTCCGTCAGCATTTGCCGCAGGCACCGGTAAGGCGTTTACCGGTGCTTATGCATGGAACGCGCCACGCGAGGCTGTCGGGCGCGAAAGACCCCTTACACGTGACGAGATGCGTCAGGTGCAAGGGGTTTTATCCACGATTAACCGTCTGCCTTACTTTTTGCGCTCGCTGTTTACTTCACGCTATGACTACATCCGGCGCAATAAAAGCCCGGTACACGGGTTTTATTTCCTCACATCCACTTTTCAGCGTCGTTTATGGCCGCGCATTGAGCGTGTGAATCAGCGCCATGAAATGAACACCGACGCGTCGTTACTGTTTCTGGCAGAGCGTGACCACTATGCGCGCCTGCCGGGAATGAATGACAAGGAGCTGAAAAAGTTTGCTGCCCGTATCTCATCGCAGCTTTTCATGATGTATGAGGAACTCAGCGATGCCTGGGTGGATGCGCATGGCGAAAAAGAATCGCTGTTTACGGATGAGGCGCAGGCTCACCTCTATGGTCATGTTGCTGGCGCTGCACGTGCTTTCAATATTTCCCCTCTCTACTGGAAAAAATACCGTAAAGGGCAGATGACCACGAGGCAGGCATATTCTGCCATTGCCCGTCTGTTTAACGATGAGTGGTGGACTCATCAGCTTAAAGGCCAGCGTATGCGCTGGCATGAAGCGTTACTGATAGCTGTCGGGGAGGTCAATAAAGACCGTTCTCCTTATGCCAGTAAACACGCCATTCGTGATGTGCGTGCGCGCCGCCAGGCAAATCTGGAATTTCTTAAATCGTGTGACCTTGAAAACAGGGAAACCGGCGAGCGCATCGACCTTATCAGTAAGGTGATGGGCAGTATTTCTAATCCTGAAATTCGCCGGATGGAGCTGATGAACACCATTGCCGGTATTGAGCGTTACGCCGCCGCAGAGGGTGATGTGGGGATGTTTATCACGCTGACCGCGCCGTCAAAGTATCACCCGACTCGTCAGGTCAGAAAAGGCGAAAGTAAAACCGTTCAGCTTAATCACGGCTGGAACGATGAGGCATTTAATCCAAAGGATGCGCAGCGTTATCTCTGTCGTATCTGGAGCCTGATGCGCACGGCATTCAAGGATAATGATTTACAGGTCTACGGTTTGCGAGTCGTCGAGCCACACCACGACGGAACGCCGCACTGGCATATGATGCTTTTTTGTAATCCACGCCAGCGTAACCAGATTATCGAAATCATGCGTCGCTATGCGCTCAAAGAGGATGGCGACGAAAGAGGAGCCGCGCGAAACCGTTTTCAGGCAAAACATCTTAACCGGGGCGGTGCTGCGGGGTATATCGCGAAATACATCTCAAAAAACATCGATGGCTATGCACTGGATGGTCAGCTCGATAACGATACCGGCAGGCCGCTGAAAGATACTGCTGCGGCTGTTACCGCATGGGCGTCAACGTGGCGCATCCCGCAATTTAAAACGGTTGGCCTGCCGACAATGGGGGCTTACCGTGAACTACGCAAATTGCCTCGCGGCGTCAGCATTGCTGATGAGTTTGACGAACGCGTTGAGGCTGCACGTGCCGCCGCAGACAGTGGTGATTTTGCGTTGTATATCAGCGCGCAGGGTGGGGCAAATGTTCCGCGTGATTGCCAGACTGTCAGAGTCGCCCGTAGCCCGTCGGATGACGTTAACGAGTACGAGGAAGAAGTCGAGAGAGTGGTCGGCATTTACGCGCCGCATCTCGGCGCGCGTCATATTCATATCACCAGAACGACGGACTGGCGCATTGTGCCGAAAGTGCCGGTCGTTGAGCCTTTGACTTTAAAAAGCGGCATCGCCGCGCCTCGGAGTCCTGTCAATAACTGTGGAAAGCTCACCGGTGGTGATACTTCGTTATTGGCTCCCACACCGACTGAGCACGCCGCAGCAGTGCTTAATCTGGTTGATGACGGTGTCATCGAATGGAGTGATCCGGAGGTCGTGAAGGCGCTCAGGGGCGCATTAAAACACAACCTGAGAACACCAAACCGTCAGCAAAGAAACGGAAGCCCGTTAAAA